CTAATATTCTAACATCGCAAGCATGGACACACATAGCAGCGACTTGGGATACTTGAATAGCAAACGGTGTAAAACTTTATGTTAATGGCACGCTTGTAGACACTTCGACAAATGATGAATTTGGCATCGCAAGACGCGGTACGAATTTCTATATAGGCGGATCATCTGAAGCAGCGCAAGCTGCTGACCCTATTATTGATGACGTTGAAGTAAGAAGTAATGTATTATCTGCTGCTGAGATATTATATCGTTATAATTCAGGCAGGGCTTTAGGCTGGAGACGGAATTACTTTTCATCGCTTGTCTTGAATCAAGATGAATATGCACCAAGACTTTTACAGGGCGCATATCGGCATGATGTTCCTTTGAGATTCATCGAACAGAAATAAAGAGGCTATCATGAAACGCACTTTTGTTTTTTTGTTATTGCTGGCCGGAGTAGTATCGGCACAATATCCGGTAAAGATCGGATATACTGAGATTGCTAATAATACCATTGACGTGACATTCTCTCCAAATACCACTGATACTATAAACTTTTCATTACCGCCTGCTTCCGGTATTTGGCCATCGCCTAATACAACACGGTTCAACTCCACGACAAACTTGTTGCCTGCAAGAGTGACGAATACCGGAAGTTTGACTTTGAATGTGCAATTGATTTCTGGAGAGGATGCCGATAGTCTGGATATTGTGGCATTCCCGCTTGATCGTTATGGTTCAATCATTAAGAATGACAGCATAGATTTTTTAACTGTCAGTACTGTTGCGAATACAACCGTTGATAATCCAGGTGATGGGCAAGTAAAACGTTTCAATCTTACGGGTGAATTTGCGCCGGGGTTTTTCGGAGTGGCATTTGTCTTTTATCTCCGCGATGACGATGCAGAGTCGAGAACGTTTCGCCTTGAATTGGCAGTCGTACAATGAAAAAATATATCATAATCGGATTGCTTTCAATGGCAGGCGTAAGCTTTGCGCAATTGCCGGCTGACTCACTTTGTACTCTTACGGGTACAGTATATAATCAGTCGGGCGCATTGATGCCAAACTCGCGCTTTGTCGTTTCGAAAGTGACTAAAAACGGCGTGCTTGTTGTCTACGGCCCGCAGACATATCTAAGCAATGATACCGGCGTTGTGATCATTGTATTGCCGCGTCGAGCCACCGCTTGCATCGAAGGAAATATTTCAGGTTATAATCAGCCTGGTGGTGGGTGTATTACAGTACCTAATACGAGCACTGGTACTCTTGAATCGCTTCAACCGATTTCAGTAACAAGTACATCAGGGTTGACTATCGAAAACAATGACGGAAGTGCTAAGATAAATATTGCGACTATTGATTTTAGCTCGCGCTTTACTGTTTCAGAATCGCCAACAATAGAAGCGAATATCGAACTTGCAACTGGCGGGATTACAAATACATACATTAGCGCAAGTGCGGCAATTGATAGAAGCAAGACGGCGACGGGCACGGCTTATCGCATTTTACAGAATACTTCTGCGGGTGTAATGTCTGAAGCGTCTGCTTTGACCGATGGGCAATTGCTTATCGGAGCAACAGGAGCCGCGCCGGTGGCAGCAGGTCTTACAGGTACAGCAGATCAAGTGATTGTCACGCCGGATTCAGGAAGCATAACGCTATCAACTCCACAAAGTATTAATACAACTTCATCGCCGACTTTTGTTAACCTAACTCTATCGGCTTTAACGCAAAGGTCATTCTTATTTAGCGGTGTAAGCGGGTTATTGACTTCAACGGCTGCGCCGACAAATGGTCAGTTGCTTATAGGTAATACTGGTAATAATCCTACCGTGGCTGCTCTTACTGAAGGCACAGGTATTTCAATCTCGAACGGTGCAGGCTCAATTAGCATTGCAGCAAGTGGCGTTGCATTAACCGGAGATACCGTTGAAGTAGACGTATTTGGAGCATTGGATACTACTGCTTCAGGTGGTCTTACTCTTAGCAATCTTAGTTCACGTCGCAATATCGAATATTGGGTTTTCGATGATACCAATAGCGATACTTTGCTTTTCTCAATCGGATTGCCCGGATTTGTGGATTCACTCGAATATTGGGTACCTATTTTCAGAGCAAATGCCGGAAGCGGAAACTATATCGTTAATCTTCTTTGGGAATTTACTGCTGATGACGCGGCGATTGATAATAGTCTGACTTATACTAACAGTTCGAGCTTTACAATATCTGCACCTTCGGCAAGCGGCGATATTCGTAACGCAAGGAAAACACTCGCGGCGGGATCATCAAAGAGTGTTGGCGGTGCACGATGGCTTGACGGCGCTATCATTCGCGCCGGCGGAGATGGTGGAGATACCGCAGGGAGCAATCTTGATTTGATTGGTTTGATGTTGGGTTTTTCGAGGACAAGATGAAGAAGCTTTTACTAACTATAATATTGCCATTTTCGCTATTGGCACAGACTCATATTTATAGAAGTGTTCAGCCTGATGTTAGTACGGCCATAGGCACAGGAAGCGGAACGCTTACGATTAGTGGAACTACTGCGACTTTCTCAGAGGCGCAACCGGATTCTATCGGCATGGGTGATGCTATTCAATATGATTCTGATACAAATGGTTTAGTAGATGCCATTTGTTTTATTCATGAACGTACAAGTAATACGGTTTACACGGTTGCAACAGCAGCAGGTGGAACACCAACAGCAGTTTCTGGTGATTCTGATTGGGATATTTTTAGAGCTTATACAAGACTTCATAGGTTTGAAGAAGGATCGGAGAATACAGGAATAGATTCAGGATTGAGAAATTTCGACAGTGGCAATAGAAATGCTGTGGCTAATACTGAGATATGGCATGTTGCTTGTTATCCCGGAGCTGATAGCGCATGGGCACATACAGGATGGAACACAAATCCAACGTATTATTTAGAAGTATTCACACCTTACTTATCTACTCATGCCGGTCGGAATATGCGGCATAATGGTATCATTCCAGATTCAAGTGCTTATATGATTTCTATTAGTGGATCACAAGCTGTAATTATACAAGGAAGCATAACAAGTCAAGGAGTTAAACTTGACGGATTACAAATTAACAATTATTCTGGAAATGGTTCTGGTTTATCAATACGAAGTTTTGGAACAGGAGCGCAATTTTGGATTTCAAATTGTTTAATATATAAAGCTGGCGGGGTTGGTACTAATCNNGTATTTTTAGATCAAGATGCCGATAGAGTAACATACATTTGGAATAATATAGTATTTCGTGGTCAAAATGGTGGTGGTATAACAGCAGACAATAGCGCTGGTACTGTTTACGTTTATAATAACACTGTTATTATTTCTGGGAATTCATCAAAAGGAATTGATCGTAATAGCGTAACTGGATGCACAGTACATGCAAAGAATAATATCGTACAGTTGCTCAGTGGAACAAGCGCAGCCTGTTACGAAGGAACTTTCGCAACGGGTGACTATAATTTGTCAAGTGATGGAACAGAACCTGGTACTAATGGCGTACAGGCTACTTTAACTTTTAACAATGCAGCAAGCCAAAATTATCACCTTGCTTCTGCCGATGCAACAGTTGCAGTTGGTACTGATTTAAGTGGAGATGCAAATTTAGCATTCACGACAGATATAGATAATGAAACACGTTCAGCGTGGAACATGGGCGCAGATGAATTTAGTTCTGCTGCCGAAGAAACTCCAAGACGAAAACGAAAACCCATTTGGTGGAGTGAATATCATGAAAAAGATTTTATTGATTGGTTGCTTGCTTTGCGCTAACTTGCAAGCGCAGACGTATCAGTTTGAGAGTGCAACGGCTGCAAGCAGTGGTGGTTCCGGCATTTCAGTTGCACAAGCACGTGAAGCGACTGGCTGGACTTCAAACGGAACAACAACAGCACAGGATACTCTTGCAACTTACTACCTTATCAATGGCAAATATCAACGTCAAATGTGGGTTGATACCGACAACGACAGTGTGATCATTGCGCCGCATTCGATAACTCCATTTATTTTCAAAGATGGAACTACTATACATGCTCAAATTGATTCAAGCGGAAGAATAGGAATCGGCGGCTCGACCAATGCACAGAATTCGAGAGCATTTTTAAATGTTATTGGATTCGGCGACACTATCGCCACCTTCATTGGCGATGCAGATAAGGCTCTAGGAGATAGCTCTATATATGTCACTTCAGGCGGTCGCATGTCAATAAAAGGAGCTACTTTTGCACACACAAACGTTGCTTTATCTGTTAATGGATATGTTCAGTCGAGTTTTGGAATGCTAGTACAAAATAATACAGGTATTGAAAGCTTTAGCACCGGTGCAGGTATTACTCTTAGAGAAACTAATAAAAGCATATTAGCCAGAGTCGCAAGTAGTGGCGGATTCTCTGTTGGAAGAGCATCAAATATTTTAAGCCAGGGACTCATAACAGTAAACGGAAGAGGTCAGAGTGACACACTTGCAGTATTTAGGAATGACATAGACGCGACTTTGGATTCTACCGCAATGGTATTCGCTAACGGTGATCTTTATGCCGGCGGAAACAACTTTTACCTTGGTGAGTGGCGTATAAGAGTTGGAGCTGATTCGCTCGTCTTTCACCACGAAGGGACGCAAGTGTTTGCTATCTTGCCAGATGGAACCACAGCCGACCTTGTCGCAGGCGTTCCACCTAACTTGTGGCACAACGGGCCTCCGCAAGAGTACATTTGGCTGTTGCGTCTTGGAGTGTTTTTGCTCTTGTTGCTTGTTGCGTCTAAGGTTTACGATTACGCAAAACCAAAAATCAGAAAACACAGAACACTATCAGGTGAGATATGAAAGCACTCTTGATTGTTTTGTTGCTGGCCGTATCGGTAAACGCGCAGGACTTTAAATTCATGCCGTGGCGTGCTGATCGTTGGAATTCATCAGACGGATGGATTTTGAAATCAGATAAGGCAGAACATGCTATCCGAGACGGATTTATCTTTTGGGCACTCGGGAAGACTAATCTTGTCGGCCAATATCGTTTTGGTGTCACTACGATCTTGGCTACAGGATGGGAAATCAGAGACGGGTTTCGTTGGCGCCATACGGATGGGTTTAGCTTTAAAGACTTGTTTGCCGGCATAGCCGGTCAAGTGCTCGTCTTTGGCGGCGAGAAGCTATTCAGCAAGCCAAAGGCAAACAAGTACGATGAAGCATTGCGACATGAGCTAAAAGCGCTTGAATTTCGTGTAGCTGAATTGGAACGCAGAAACACTGATAAAATCGGAGATACTCTCGAATGAAGCTGATTAAAAGACTCCTAAAGATATTGCGTAACGGGCCGGTGCAAGTTTGTCCGGTATGCGCATGTTGGCCATGCCAATGCAAGAGCGACGATGACTAAACTCAACCTTGTGACAACGTTGTCAAGCTTGCTTTTTTCCGGATGCTGGATTCTTAACCCAGAACCAGAAAAGCTTCTGCCGCACCATCACGGCGCAATGATCGAGCAGGCCATTGCTAAACCAGAAGCCGGGCAAAGCTTTGTTGACCCCGTAACTGGCGTCTCTGCCTTGCGGCTCACGGACGCTAAAGCAGAAGGTGCGCAAGGCTACGTCTGCTATTACCCGAAATTGAATCCGTTCAATGCAGACGAGACAAGGATTCTGGTTTATCGCCGAGGCGGAACATGGCATCTGTTTAATATTTCTGGAAAGTACATTCGCCAGTTGCCTATCAAGAATAGTCAAACAGACCCACAACCGCGCTGGCATCCTACTTTGAGAGACGATATTTTATGGTTTGATGCCAACAAGATTATGCGTCACGATGTGAGCACTGGCGAGACTGAAATCGTGGCGCAGTTTCCTGAGTATACCTTCATTACGAATTACGACGAGGGTAACTTCGAAAGAAACGGGAATGTTGTGTTACTTGCTGGCCGTCATTGGCCTAAAGGCATACACAAAATTATCAGAGACTCAAACGTCCCTGGATGGGCAAACAACGAATTACAAGCTTACACTGACTGGCGTGAAGGCTTTGGGGAAATGTTCGTTTATGACTTCAGAACGAAGTCGGTAACGTCCCCTAAAGTTGAGATTACTGGTCAGCTTGTGGATTGGCTTTCAATCTCTCCAAGTGGGATTTATGCCGTGTTCGCAATGGCTGAAGGTGTCGGGTTAGGACGATGGCAAGGTGTGGATGTTTATTTTTCACAAGGATTGCAATACCGTGAATTGCCATACTATCCGTATACCGATCACTCGGATATGGGATATGCGCAAGACGGCAACGAGGTATACATTACCGACAATGCCGAGGACAACTTTCCAGACAATTCACGTCATATTGAGAGATATGACTTGGCGACAGGAGCAAAGGTAGACTTACTTGGTGCGCATTGGGGATTGAGTAGGTTAATCAGTGCGAGGTGTTACAATAAGCCGGGATGGGCAATTATTTCAACCTATGCTAATCCTGCTTTAAATGCTGATACGTCTCCTGTACCATTTCGTGACGAAATATTCGCCCTTAGGCTCGACGGCTCAGGCGAGGTAAGACGCATCATGCAACATAGGAGCCAGAGATTCTCTAAGGGCGATTATTCTTATAATAACTATTGGGATCAGCCGAATGCAGCGATTTCACGAAGCGGACGTTATATATTGTTTACTTCTAATTGGAGAGAGTTAGGACAACCTCAGGACGTTTATTTGATCGACCTTGCCGAATACGATAACTGGTAATGATTATGAACTGCAACACGGTACAACACCATGCCGAACAAAGATGGGAACGGAACAGACGGCCGTTTTTTGAGAATTGCAAGCTCTGCAATAGGTATACTTATATCAGCGCTCTTTGCTATCTTGGGCTATCTCTATCTTGCCCAAAATGCAGAAATAGAATCATTGCGCCGAGATTTCAATGACTATAAGCGTGAGATGGATAGATACAAGACTTATCATGAATCAGACAAAAGCCAAATATTGATTGAACTAAATAAAGAAATCGAACGCATCAAAACAAAGCTCGAACTTGACAATCACACCTCCCGCAAATAACAAAAGCACAGGACTGCAACATGGGAAAAACATCATGCCGCAAGATTTTTACTATGTCACAACTACAGGATTAGCAGCTATTCTCGTCGGGTTACTCGCATGGCTCGGGCAAGCAATGCACAAGAAAACAATTTCTCTCGGCAAAGAAATCAATCAAGGCATCACTGAATTGAACCGAAAAATTGATGCTATGTCAATAGATATTCGTGAAAATATTATTGACTTGCGGGAGAGAGTGTTAATTCTCGAAATGCGAGACGAAATGGGGATGAACGGAAATAGAAAAGAAGGTTGAAGCCATACAAAAGGCAGACCAAAAATAAACCGCACAAGCACAAAACGCAATTGCATCAATGCGGACTTTGTTTTTGGTTTAAGCCTGTTTGCAAAAAGAAGTATCGCAAGGTCAAGTCTTCAACTCAATGTGCTGTTAAACCAAGTGCATTTTTAAAAGATGAGAGTGAATATCAAGACTGATTGCAGCTCCCCCTCACAGCCAGTGGCCCGGCGGTAATCCATGACGACGCTGCCGGGCCACAAATTAACTTGACAATTTACAACTAACTTCTAACTTAAAGGTGAATTATGCCGAACGAACTCCCTCAAATTATTGTTGTATTGTTGGGCGCCGTCTCGCCTTTTGTCATTCAATTGGCTAAAAAGGCATTTTCTGAACGCTATGCACGTCTTATTGTGTCTGTTGTTTTGTCAGCAGGCGTTGGTGTAGCTGCATATTTTATTGTATCACCAGAAGGCTTTGATCTTGCCGATTCAATCGCGTGGGTTTATGCTGCTGCGCAGTTGGCATATCAGGCATTCTGGAAACCAATCTGGGGCGCAAAGAAATAGCTCCTTTCTCATACCTACCCTTCGCAGGCCGGGCGGTCGCGCACGTCCGGCCTTTTTAAAGCTATCATGGAAATAATCTCAACAATACTACTCTATGCCCTGCTGCTTAATTACGTCATTGGCGATGCACAACGTGACGGACTGATTGATCGCGGCAAGACTTCGTTGGGAACAGTAGGCTGGATTGAATTACACCGCGTTATTTGGCGAGTTCGCTGGCCGATGATTGTTTTCATTTGGGCGCTAATCTTTTTTATGTGGGAATCATGGATATGGCGCGGAATGCATACTGTTCTTGTAACTGTGATAGCTTCACTTCATGAGCCGGTCTATCAATGGTCACACCGAACGCGTGATAAACATACCGGAGATGATTCAAAGCCTGCATGGTGGTTGACCATACGAAAGCTGATCAAACTATTTTTTCCGTGGAGTTGATTTCGTGTATCGTGTATATAAAGTAAATAACTCAATCGTACACGCAGAAAGTAATAGGATTCGTAATCGCACAAAAAAATGCAATAGATGTTTAGAATGGCATGATCTTGATTTTTTCTATATAAAAAAAGTAAATGGCATAAACTACTTTAGGCCTTATTGCAAACTATGCGAATCTGAAATTAAACTTTTTTATTGGAGAGAACGCGGTAGGCGAAAACAAAAGTATAGAGAAACAAGGCGAGATCAAAATGGAATTATGATGTTGCGATGCAACATATGCGGGATATTCAAATATGAAATAAATTTTTGGAGAAACTCGGCAAGTCGATTTAAAAGAAGATCATCTTGTATTAATTGCTTACGGAAAATATCATGAGAAAATTGCTTGTCTTTTGGTGTCTATCGCTATTTGCCCTCGGATGTCCGCCGAGTGACCCGCCTGACGGCTTAAAGCCTGAAATGCCTTTAATTTCTACGAATGAGCCTATCAATGACGGTACTTTCCATGCTGTCATGATTGAGCCTAAGTTGTTTTGGGATGCCAACACAGAGCCAGACCTTGCCGGCTACAAGGTTTATTTCGGAGCGTCTCCAAGAGATTACGGTTCTTCAATCACTCTTGGTATTGTAACTGAATATTCGCTTGCTGAAGTGATTGCAGGCAAGTGGTACATTGCCGTAACGGCATTCGACTCCGCCGGCAAAGAAAGCGATTTCTCGAACGAAGTGGTTTACCTAAAGCTTGCGACGGACGAACGCGATACGCTGGCCTTGCGCGATGATAAGATTTTGCGGTTGCTGGCGGTTTATGAGAAGATCGATACGCAAGGCAATCCAATTAATCCGAGCATTGTTTTGGAATGGCGGCAGTACTCAGAGTTTTGGAATGGCAATTGGGCAAAGCTTGATACTCTGCCTAAAAACTACATGGGCGGGATTTATCGGGATTATACGCAGGTGGGCGATACGCTAAAAGTCAATATCCCATATTTGGCCTTTTTCAACAGAGACCCAGAACAAAACTATATACACAATATTGACTTCAGGGCAAAGCTTGTCAACGGCGACAAGGAATCCTCTTACGCTTCACCGGCGAGAGTTTTTAGAATTATAGAAGCAGGCGCGGCGGGACAACCGGGTGACGTGCAATTAAATGTTGTAGAATAAAAAAGGCGAATCAGCTAATTGGTTCATAAATCGAACCAACGCATCATCGCCTTCATTCACATATCACCAACACAAAGGAGCCTTATGAATACAATCAAAATATAGAAAATCACCTGATTTTGTCAACTACCAAATGCTATTTGAGAAATCGTTATCCGCTTTACTCGTTTCTTCCTATTGCCCTGCCACTTCTTCTGATACTCACGCCGGCAAATTTCTGATATGCACGTGGGAGATTCTTTGATGTAATCGCCCTTGATTGCAGCAGGTATCGACGCGCTGCAATAACGCTTTTTGCATATCGGGCATAGATTGATTCCTGTCACTTTTTCCCTTTCAGTTCAATCGGCTCGACCAAGACGCGGTATTTCCTGTTGAGCATGTCCTTGCGGATACGCTTTGGGATTTTTAGAAATACCATTCTATCCATGTCTATTTCAAGATTCGACTTGCAAACGGATAGACTATGGACATGTCCGTTGTGTCCATACGTCCAGATATAGCCACGGGCGATTTCAGTTTGTTTTGATTTCATTGGTGTCCTTTAAAAAACCATTGGCGGGGAGAATCCCACTAAGTTCTCTCTGTAATCACTGCCAGCGATTATACAAAGACTTTACGTCGCTCACCGCACTTGCGCATATTTGTGCGGCTACTGGCTTGTATGCGACGCTGATGAAATATCAGACCAATGGTGTGCTTTCAAATTAACCGTCTCGGCTGGCCTTGCATTGGAACAAGCAGTACGCCTAACCCGTGCCCAAGGGCTTACCAAGTTTTCGCTGCTATCAAGGACATGGTATCGCTCACGCCGCAGCCGAGACGGTGTTTGCTTCATTTTTTGTTGCTTTGCTTTTCTGCTTTACAAGCCGGGCATTCTGTGTTGAAACGCTTGCGCTTGGTTTGATACGAATTGCTTGCTACTGCAATCCATTGCGCATCGTCTTTGGGATTGCGTTTTTTCCCATGCCGGCTGCAAGAAATATCAAACCAAACCTTGCTTTTCTTTTTACCTGCCATTTATGCCCTCCTCGGTAAAATTCACTTCAAGATAACGGTATTGCATGGCTTCACTTCTCCCTTTAATTAAACCATCTCGGCTGGCCGCAATCACGTTGCGGATAGTCAAACCGACTGGTAGACTCACATCGCCAACAAAGGCTGTCCAGGCATATCCACTGGCCGCATTGCGGCTTTGTCGGTGGACTGTGCGTATATGCGCCGCAGCCGAGACGGTTATTTCAAATCATCTGGCGCAACAAGTGTGTTTCCGCCGAAGCGTGTGTGCTCTCATTGCGCCAGAGTTAGATTTATTGCCGGTGCCTCTCCCGGCTGTCACGGTGTCGATTTTGTACTCTTGCTTGCCCCGTTGTCGCCATCTACGGGTATAGCGTTCACTCGTCAGGCTCATACTGGGATGTCACCGTTTTAACCGCTGCGTGCGCTCTGAAGGATTCGAACCTTCACGGTTGTGTCGCAACCTGACTTCGCAAAGGCATCTTACGATGCCGCGTAGCGTCTGCCGTTTCGCCAAGAGCGCAAATTGAACCATTCGTAGCGGGCGTCACTTTCCCTCGTCGTGCGTTTTAGCCGTGTCTGCATTTGGCTAAACGCTTCGCCCTTGCGGGGGTTTGAATTAAAACGTCCCGGCTGTCCGGTCGCAACCCCGGAAACGAATCAGTTCGTTCAAGCGCCCTGGATGATCTGGAAGATTCCATAGAAGATCATCCGGCCTGCTGCTCATTGCAGTGGATCGAACTGCGTAAGCGAACACAGTAGCTTTGTCCGAGCAGGCTTACCCGAACAAACTAACTGCTACGACGCTTCCACGCCGCAGCCGAGACGATGTTTTACTTTGAGTTCATTTCTACGAAATTCAAAATAAACCTATTCATGCTTAAGAGAATCTGATTCCAATTTTCGGACATACTTCTTGGCAGATTTAATATCGGGAAATATCCGTGGATATGGCCAACCTCTTAGTTCTGGATCATGATCTTCAACCCACCTAATTTTATTTTTCCGCAAAATAGGCTTAAGACGATAAGTAAAGCATACGCCGTCATCGTGCCACGAAGAACTTGCTAAATAAATTGTATTTTCGTATCTGTCCTGTTCTGTGCACCATCTCATACAATTGTCCCTTCGAATTAACCGTCTCGGCTGGCTGGTCGCTACTCCGGCTTACGCCCTGAGCTAGTCTTACGACTTTGCCAATAGACAGTTGACGTTGCGTTCATTGGTAACGAGCGTGTCTGCTTACCACGCCGCAGCCGAGACGGGGTTATAAACCAGGATGAAGATTGAATCCGAATGCCTGCTGATAATGCTCACATTCTTTTTTTGCCTTGATGTGAACAATTTCAGGATTACTCGAATATCCCCGGAAAGTTTTCAACCCGCGACTTTTTTTCAATCCATTGCCGTTCGCCTTTGGAATCCACTGAAACACTCTAACACTAAATGTCCTCGGATTCAAAGTATTCTTTCTATTAGGATTCAATGGATCGCATTCGCCTTCAAAATCAAATTCGTAAGGCTTAGCGGTTTCTGCTGTTTTCATGGCAATTCAACCTTCTTCCCTTTGGCAAAATTCTTAATTTGCTTGATCACAAAATCAAGGCGATTTTCTGGAACTTTTCCAAATTCAACTTTGAGATTTTTAAGGCACGTAAAGAATTGTTTTTCCTTGCCTTGTGACGCAAAGGCTTTGCGATATGATTCGAGCAGAGCCATTGCATCACCTTGCCCTGCATGAGATCGTTCGTCTCCGTTAGCCACAGGAAGCGGCTCGGGTACCGTAGGAGCACTTTTCGGCTTTGATGGAGTTTGTTTCTTGGAATCGTCTCCTTTTGCCCACATTGCGATAAGCTTTCCGCTTTCTTCTGTTATTGGATGGTCAAGAGGAAAAAAAGGCTTATGCTGTTCTTGCAGTTTTATAGGTTTTGGGAATCCTGGTTTATCTGGTGTGAGAAGAAAAGAGCATGTCATTTCATACGGCAGATTTTTTTCACAAATAGGAATCCATCCTTGCAAACCAACAGGCGATTGTTTTGGCACAACTTTTATCTTGCCACCTTCACGTATCATTTCAACTTTTTCCTCAGCACGAAAACAGAGAATCAAATGTGCACGAACTTGCAAAAGAGATTGCACCATTCGCTTGTGTGACATTTTTGGCTTAATCCATGATGCCATCAAATAGGAATTACGTTTTTCCCAATTATCGCCAGCCATACGTTGAAGTTCTTCCTCTTGCCAATCAAGTAGACCGCCATCGCCAGCGTGCTCATGAGACATTGAATCAACAATGATAACTGGGTATCCTTGGTTATCAACCGCTTTGATTGCATTCATATATGATTCTGGACGAAACGGTGGAGTTAAATCGCCATGATCAAACTTAAAATATTTAGCATAATGCTTTGCACGTCCAGCTTCTGTGTCAATTACAGCAAAAGGCTTATCATCGCATATTCCAGCGGCAAGGCGCATTGCGGTATAAGTTTTTCCACTTCCACTCGCGCCAGAAATACCAATCAACAGACTAACATTTTCTTGAGTTGCTCGTTTCAAAGTAAAGCTCATATGACACCCATTTCGTTGAACATTTCAAACTCTTCGAATCGTTGAACGGCAAAAGGAGGTAATTCAGCCCAAAAAATTTCACTTGAATATCCAGGCCATTCGTCTTTGCTTGTGCATTCCGACCAAATTTTTATAGCTGTTTCAACCTTACGGTTTGCAACTTCTCGCATTTGATTTCCCATTCCAACAAATGACAAATCGAAAGGCGGAGAAGTTTCCTGCACAATCCAGATAAACGGAATGTCTCTTTTGATGCCATCGATTGCAGATAATCCTCTAAGATAAAATGCTCCCTTCATATCATAGCCCTGCGATACAAGAGGCCCACGAACAAACGTTTCTCTATTAGCATTTTCTGTTGTTTTATAATCAATGATAACTCCCCTATCATTTGGCAGCCAATCAATCCTACTGCGCATATATAGCTTTCCTTCTTTCCAACAAATAGTTTGTTCGGGCTTACCGTTTTTCATGGCCTTATAAATTAATTCGTTCTTTTCTATTTTAGCCCAAAATTTTTCTACCATTGCACGGACATCTTTTAATCTATTTGCAAGCAATGGATATTTTCCTTCTGCCCTTGCTGCATCCCTGGCTTGCTGTGTTTCTTTTTTTCTCCAATCTTCTGCATCAATTACTTGGATTGCTTTCTCATTACCTTCTAAAATAATAGCATGAGCAGCAGAACCAAGATCAAACTCATTTTTAAACTTTGGTTGAAATGTTTTATTGAGACGCGGATGTTGATTCTTTGCTGCTTCTGGCGTTTGTGTCAAAAGAATATGTGCAATCGAAGCGCTAAGGCTTGGATAAAGGCATGGGTCTTTGTGATATTCAATTGCCGGCATCTCATAAATACCTGGCCGTGACATGACATACGATTCCATTATTTCCCCTCCGCTTCTTCGATCATCATATCAATTTCTTCCATCAGATTCGTTAGCCTATACCGCATGTCATGAATCCGAGACTTGAGACGCGCGAGGTCTTCTGTCGTCTTGTGGTACAGATCGGGATGCAAAGCACGCTTAATATTCAAAACCGTACCATGAGAATGGTCGGAAAATATCATAATATCACAAGAATAATCGTAAAATGTTACAATACATGCTTGGAATATTACTTCTCCATCCCACCACAGCACGCTTTCACCGACTTCAAATGTTTTCACTTTGCACCTTTTTACCATGAAGCCATTGCTGCATACATTGCATCGCTATCTCAACTTGCTCAATATCTAGTACGATAATTTGTTCAGTCTTGCGTCGTCCGTTTTCCCATGAAGCAAGTTCTATTTTCATCATCCCTGGGCAGTCGTCGGATTCACCAATGACTATCGCTGTATCAGTTTCGTCCTTGTGCCAAATTTCAAAATACTGCTCGACTTCATATTTCACTTTGCACTTGCCTTTCGATTTCTGGTTGGAGCCTATTCCTTAAAATTAACCCAGCGCTGCCAGATCACGCTGGGGTACTATGTTATCATCCCTGCAAACTCTGCAAGGCTTGCCGCTTTCTCGCTTGGGCTTTGTCTCAGTGCTGGCTCAATTTGGAAGCACACACCCAAGTCAACGTGCTCCCGATTTCCATTTCCAGTTACTCACGGCAATTATGTGTGGGATTTTTATTCAATCTTTTGACCATCATCTAAGTACCGATTCCATGAAGGCATAGGTTCTTCGTGCTTTTCCTGTTTCACCTTCAAAGTAACCTGGTATTTCATGCTCGAGCATCTCAACGATTTCATCCCAATGCTCGACAAGCTTCTCCCAAACTGGACTAATCTGCCGAGCAAGATGCAGTCTTTCTCGCAATCCTGAAACTTGCCGCAACAGCAGTTCACACCGCCTAAAATCATCCGGGTCTAGTGGATGACTTTCATAACCACGTGTAGCGGTTATTCCAGTCAAATGCGTGAACAAAGTATCTGAACTTGTCCCTCTTTCGCCGCTGGCAAGCCAAGTGATAAGACTGTCTTTGTCAATCATTATTTCATCGAAATTTTGAAAATCTGTTTCTCAACAAAAAATACCAATTGATCGCCCTCGCTCGAAAGCCGCATTTGACCGGAAAGAACATTGTCTTGATCATTTACAATGCGCTTATGCCCTGACTTCAAATCAGAAAGTTCGAATTTCATCTCCTCTGTCAATTGAACAAGCAAAGGCCTCAATAATTTCGCGGCATTGATGTCCGTATCATCTGTTTCTTCCATCTCAATTCTGTATGAGTTGTAATTACTTGAGCAAACAATGACGCTTCGCCAAAGCTTATGGCCCTTGCGCGATATTGCCAAAACAACATTGCCAAATCTTGCGGCATTTTCCACTTCATGCCCAGCCAATTCCTTTACGTGAATATTCGCATAGCCGGGTACCAAAAAGAATATGCGCCCAAGAATATTTTGTGCGATGACGTTCTGAAAAAACTTGGTGGCGTAAGGCATCACCGGCCATGCGCTGCCGGTTGTCGCTACTACTTTCTCGCCAATTTTGTTGAATTCTATTTCAATCAGGTTGGCATTGATCTTGGCATATAGGGCATTATCTGAAACTACGAGCGCATCTACCGAAAGATCAAACGGAATCG